GCAGCTACTATCATTCCCGCAGGGATAATAGTACCTGCTTCACCCGTGAACGTAAGCTCCCCTGTGGCTTTTGCCGCGATATATGGTCTGATGCCGATTATCGCACCTATACGCGCAAGCGATATGCCCGTTGCTGTATCGACGTAGCCAGCATTATAAACATCCTCAGCAAGCTGCCACATCAATGACGAAAACCACGCGTATATTCTCAGCATAAGTCCGAGGATGCTTCGTACAGATAAGTTTATATCATTGCCAAACTTTGCTTTTGCCTGCTGCTCATACGCATCAAGCAACTCGATATAACTTGGCCTTCTAAAACCTGCTGCCGAAATGCCCCAATCATCCATTATTATCAACCTCCCCGGATATCATTTCTTCACTTTCGAGTTGGGCCGTAAAGCGTACGTGTATAATGCGCCCTACGCGTTCAATTTCCAGTGCTTCAATTCGCTTAACTTGCGGTTCCTGATAAATCGCCGCACTGATTATTTCCCTTATTTCCGCATCGCTTATAGCAGCATCAGAAAATATCCTCTCATAGTCCGTTCCGTGGCTCACATCAAGTTCCCATTCGCCGATCCATGATTGCAGCGTACATCTCACCGCTTGTGCTATATCCGCAGCGCCTGCTATTGTTGTTATGCTGCCATCTGTTTCAAAAGCAATGTCTCTCGTATTCTCATCCACATATAAGTTCATTGCGGGCCTCCTGTATCGCCGCCTGTAGGTATGCTATGCGTATGCTCGCCTATATTCACACCATTCAGCATAAGTTTGCCGCTTACTTCTATGCCATCAGGCTTTACGGCTATATATGTACTGCCTGCAGATAGAACAAGGGCATTATCAGGTAGCCCCGGCGGTGCCTTGCTGCTTTTCGCTATACCGCCTATAAATATAGAATCCGTCATATCGTGGCTTCTACTTGTAGCAGGCTCAGTAATTTTGCCATCCAATGCCGCATCTATATCCTTATCGCAGATAATAACCAATCCAATATCACCATTCTTATACCACGGGCGAACGGCGAAGTCGCCCATACACAAGCTGGCCACTGGAACGCCCAAGAGCTGCGGCTGGTTGGCCATAGTTCCGTCTATGCTTGTTTTCACGAGTGGCTGCGCGTCTATTGTCATGGATTCTGCGTTAAAGCGTACTACTTTCACCAGTTCTGCAACTCGCAGCTCGCCTGAAAGCTTTTCTTCCCGTGCTGATTTATTATCTCTGACGCTCATGACGGCACTACCTCAATTATTGTTTTCCAGTCCCCGCTCCCATCGCCTTTATGGGTTACTTTCTTGACCATGTAGCTTCCCGATGCCGTCGAATCTTGTATTAAGACAATATCTCCAACGCCTATATGATAATTAAGCAGGCACTCGCGTTTTTCATTGCCGTCGGCTTCTGATTGCTGCGCCCTTGTCTTCTTAACGGGCTTTGCCGTCGTATTTACAACTTGGCTTTCGGACTTAGACGATGATTTAAGCAGTCCGGTTTGTGGCGTCAGCAGATATCCGGTAGTTATGCCAATCTCCGGAGGCGCTATTACGATTTGCCCTGTACGCAGTAACAACCGCGACTTGCAATCAGTACAAACAATTCTCGTGAGTACATCTTTAAGCCGTCCGGTACATACCTTTCCGCGTTTGTATGTTGGATTTTCGGCAAGCATACAAAGCCCAATCTCTACGCCGAACAGTGATAGCAAGTCTGATAACACGTTTTGCGCAGTAATCGGGCCTTTATAGCTTTTGTTCACATTTGCACCAAGCCATTGCTGCAAACTGTCTGCTGCAGTTATCTTCGTAACAATATCGAGATCGCCCGTATCATGGCTGAACGATGCAACACTGCCGACAAAGACAGATCCAACATCATCCTGATACCCCGCGTTTACAATTATCGGCGTGCCTTTTGATATAGCTGCTCTGGTGCTTGGCGCAAGGTTATATATTTCAAGTTTGCATATCGGTACTCCGGCATCGTCTTCCGACGTAACTTCGAAGCAAAATTTAAGATCATCAAGCTGATACCTGCTTGTGCCAACCTGCAAAGATGCTCTACGCTTCCAAAAACGCATTCATTCGCTCCTTCCCACAAGCCACAGCTTTACGGCTTTTCCAAAGTTATCATAATCTATCGTTTCTATGTTGTCGCCTTCCGCGGCGGCAGGTATTATAAGCGGCAGCGGGTAGCGTTCATCGGCAAACTGTTCGAACAACGGTTTCCCGTATCTTATGATTTCGCCATAGCACAATAGCACATTGTTCGGCACCGGTACTGACAAGTCGACTGTGAAGAAAGCGCCTTCCTCATTGTACTTGAATGCTATTCTATATGTCTTATCGTCAAGCTTTATATCCAATGTGCACGGCACCATGTCAGCAGTTACAGGTATATACTTCAAGGCAACGGCATCCGCCATAAGTTTCATATCAGTACCCCCTGTAAGACGGATTGGATCGCGCCGCAGCCATACCGCTGTTCTTCGGCTGGGGATCATTAAAGCTTGAAACATAGTCAGCATACGCACTTGACGGAGTTACAAGCCCCACGTTTTGTTCTTGTTTTGTGCCTTTCCTTTTTGAGGTTGCCGTGCGCGCATCCGACGACATTGTAAATGCCGATATTGGTGCAAATGCCGACGTACTAAGGCGCATATACTGCAGCGTGAGCTTAAATGCAAAACCCGTACCTGCCGTCTTGCTTCGGCCTATGGATAACGATGTTATAAGCATATTGTCGTACTGATCTTCACCCCTATAGGCTATCAAATCGCGATTCCGGCACATCGCAACAAGCGTTGCACGGGCAGCGGCAACAGATGAGGTGACCGTGCCGGATATCGATACCTTAACAGGTTCTGCCACTGCATGGTCATCTATAGTGCTGCCGCCCTCTATCGGGTTGCTTGTGACTTTATTGCTATAAGATGCATCTTCAGACTCTACTACACCAGTATAAGGCTGGAATGCCACGGTTCCGCTATCTCCCATGAGATAATAGCTCATTAAGCAATCCCCTCCTGTATAGCTTCTTGTTCAGCTTCTTCGGCACGCAAACGCTCATACTCATCGCGTATTACACGGCGCACGCGCTGCTCTAATTCATCTTTATCTGCTGCCGATGTACTTCCGGATACCGTGATGTTTACATTTGGCGCGAAGTGCAAAACCTTACTGTTTTCACTACGCGAAATGATACGATCAGTTTTATCAGCGGGTACAATGGCGCTGCCTCCCGGAAGATATGCCAGTTCTCCACCACTCGGCCCATCATTTATATACGTCCAGCCACCCGGGTGGTCATCCGTTCCACGAGCATTGTGTGGCACTTTCGCGCCAATACCAGTCACAGTAGCCTGTATTGATACAGTACCTATTTCTTCCGCTGCTTCTTTTATACGCTTGAACTGCATCACAATAACATTAGCGCCGGTTTCCGCTGCGCCGCTCATGCTGCTCCACATTTCCGCACTACCATCCGTGATATCTGTATATGTATCATTCGCAGTATGCTTAATATCCTCCATGCCAGCCTGAGCTGCGCCTGTAGGTAGTTCAACTTTAGGTATTTCAACGGTAGGCATATCAACGGTCGGTATTTCCACGTCCGGCACTTCAAAACCTGACGTATCGGCAATAGAGCCAAGGTTATCAGCGATATCGCCTGTAGCTGCAGCTGCATCTGCAGCCCCACCAGACAGGCCCGTAATCCAGTTTATAACCGCGCTTCCCGCATCCGCTATCCAGCCAATTATGGTGCCTATTACATTAGCTATGGTGCCGAGTATCTGTCCAGTAACATTGAGTATAGGTGCAATGGCTTGCAACAGTGGAGCAATCAGCGATAGCAGTTGCGCGACTGGCGGCAAAATTGCCTGAGCCATAACCGTCAATATGGGCATTGCAGCCGGCAATATAGCAGTACATATTATGTTCAATATCTGCACTATAGGTGGCAATAGCGTTTGTGCCAACAGCGCTATAATGCTAATAAGCGGCGGTAATATGGTCTGTGCCGCATTCGATATAACAGGCATCAAAGGCTGTATTACCGTAAACACCGTGCTAAGCATCTGTATCAGGATAGGCAGCAAGGTCATACCCAGCTGCATAAGCGTCGGCACTCCTTCTGCAAACCCATCCGCGAGTACATCCACAAACTGTATAAGCATTGGCTCTATTATGGGCCAATTTGATAATATGGTATTAAACAATGTTGTCAGCACGGGGGTAAACTTAGCGCCAGCAGTAGCAATAAAATCTTGCCACATGCCTTTTACACCCTTTAAGCCGTTCGTGTAGCTGCCAGATGTGCGCGTTACATCCGTCAATGCATCCCCGGATTGAGCAACTATCACATTAAAACGGATTTGCGCCTTGGTTGCTTCATCTAACTCGCCGAACTGCTTGCGTAATGCCGATGCATCTCCTTGATAGCCCATCGACAGCATAGATTGCTGTATAGCGGCCTCGTTCATTACTATACCAAGCGACTTTAAGCCTTCAGTTTCCCCCATAAGTCCTGAGCGGATTTTTGCAAAAGCGTCTTCATCCGAGATGTTATGGAAGCTTCCAAGGTCATACGCAAGCAAAGTTATCGATTTAGACATTTCGGCTCCGGCATCTTCTGCCATCCCGAGGCCTTTAACCATAGCCTGCGCGTCCGCCATAAACCCCTTAATTTCTTGTTTGGAGCGTTTCGCAGCCGAGCTAAAGTTATCTATCCACGTTTCTGCTCCAACCGCCGCAGAACCGAATACTGTATCAAATTTACTTTGTGTTTCTTCGGCGTTTGCAGCGGCGTCTATTGCACCGCCAACAAAGTCCTTCAGCAAATCTATGCCCTTTTTTATTATTGCAAGCCCGGCAATGGTTTTTATTGCCGCAGCGAATTTACTTCCTAATGTATCTGCAGCTACTCCGCCGCGATTACCAAGATCATCAAGATCCTTGCCTGACTTTTGCGCTTGCTGACCGAGATCTTCTGTGTCGGTCTGTGCATCTTTGAGCGCCGTGCCAAGCGATGCCTTTATGGTCTGCACGGGATGTTTTACCGCATTTGATATATCCTTGAATACAGCCTTGGCATCCGTGCCGAAGCCTTTTGCTTTTGACTTTGCATCCTTAAATGCTGCTCCTATACCGGTTTTAATGCTTTTTGACAGCTTATCGCCACGGCTTATGCTGTCAACCATAGCACTGCGTACTGCAGTACCCATGCTTTTACCAGCACCGGATACGTTTGAAAATGCACCAATAGCACGGCTTCCTATCCCTTGTATGCTTGTCCCAATCTGGTCAAAGCCTTTCGCGGTCTCTTGTGTGTCTTCTTTTAGTTGTTGCTGTTTCTCCTCAACATCGTCCAAGGGGGCGGTATCTATGTCCCACTGTACACCGAATGTTAAGCTTCTCTGGTCGGCCATATAACCGCCTCCTTTCATGTTTTATCTTTTATAGCTGTCACATATAGTTCCTTCGCAGCAAGACATTCGTAAAAAGTGGCGGCATCCATTTGCGATAATTCCGTAAATGTAATGCCGCCTGAATCAAATATCAAAAACCAAAATGCTTTATTTTGCTGCGCTCGCCGTTGCGCCTGCGCTTGCGCTATGCTGCTTTCCTGGGCGAAGAAATCGCTCTATCTCTCGCACCAGCAGTTCCGCCGTTTCGATGTCTTCGCGTTCCTCAAAGTAATCAAAGCCCTTGCGCGCCACCTCTGCAGGACAAGTTATAACGTTTTTGAACAGTATGTCCATGTAGCGCAATATGTCCTTATTGTCGCTCGACATTCCACAGCGCTGGTTAGTTTCAAAATACCAACGCGGTGAAACTGACTGCAGTTCAAATTCCTGTCCGTTAACGGTTATGTTTTCTTTACGATACATGTGTCTATACCACCTTTCACTTATGTTCCTACACGGGTCATAATAGTTGTTCCACATCACTGCAAGTCAGCGCGCGGGACATATATAGTTATTTCTCCGCTGCTTATTTCTTTGCCGCGTTCTATAGGCGGCATTTTGAGTATTGTGCAATTCTCGGCCTGCAGCATGAATCCCGATCCAACGGTCGCATCGCGTACCACTACATCAAAAGTTGCATGTGACTGTGACAGCCGTCTAAGCCACGGCAGTGAGGCTGAATCCTGTGCAAGCGAAAACGTTATCTTCGCTGAACGATTCGAGTTTTTTGCATAGGAAACGGTACCATCAAGCCCAACTTTGGGCAGTATTGAATCTTCGTTATCCTCAATCTTTATGGTACTGCCTTCTGCATAACCAGTTATAGGCCGTTCGTTAACAAGCATCGTTACATTATCAAAGCTATATATTTCCATTTTACTCCTCCTCGGAAGCAAGCTTTATACTAAGCGTACCCGTCGCCTTTATGCCGTGTACACCGCCCCTAAGCGTTGCATACCACGTTATATCCGGCATTATACGCTGTTCTATCTGCTTTTCACTGGCATCTGAATATCGCGGTATAACCACTTTATACTGCGGCCTATTGTCTATCGACCGTATAATGCCGTTAGTGGCTGCACTATTTAGCGCACTTATTATGGCTGCGCCTATCATAGCAAAGCCCGTATCGTTATAAGGTACTTCGTCTGTTTCAACCATCAGCTTAGTTATAGCCGCACGCATCGCCTGCTTTATCTGCCAGCGGCCTATGACAACATCTATGTATTCACCATCGGCGCAAACACCATCGCGCATGTATTCACGCTTGTGGTTATTGACATAGGTATTGACATGATTCGTTAGCAGTGTACCCAGCGCAGCTGCATCTACATCTGCTGTAGGTATCCCAACAAGGCCTTTCCATTTCCATGTAACCGCCTCGGGATAATATCCTATCATACGGCCTACCCAAGCAGCATGCATATAACTGTTCGTTGCATCGGCGTTATAGCATATTACAGACTGTGCACTTGTTATGGCGATGCTTTTCGTTGCCGACTGTGCCACGAGCAGTTTTTCAGCTTCTTTCTGTCCCGTCGCAAGTGTCTGCAGAGACAGTACAGTTCCGGCAGCCCACGCAGCCAAAGCGGTTATCTGTGTATCCGTAGCCGCGGCGGGCAACAGGTAATACCAATCATCATGGTTATCGCGCAAGGTATCCAGCGCATCAGTAATATTTTGATTTGTGGACGATGATGCAAGTCCCAATACAGCTACAATTTCCGGCGCGTTACCCATTTCTTCTGCATTGGCATACAATGCTTTAGCCGCCTTACCGGCAGCGGTTGTAGCTGCATAGTCCGCAAGCAGCGCATCAAGCGTTGCATACTCTTTATAACTCTTAGCACCATCAAGCGACAATATCAGCGGTATAAGCGACTCACGCGGAGTCGCCTTCGTGTCAAGACTAATATGCACTACAATGTCTTGTACCATATATTTCCTCCTAAATTTTCTTAACGTTTCCGTCTTTTATATTCTTCATGTCAACGGCAGTTGTTCGCTCGAAACGCAGACGCACATCAAACCCATACTGTCGCGCAACCTCATCTATCATAAGGTTACTGCGGCATTGCACATTGCTTATTTCCACAACGGTTATACCCTCAAGCAGCAGGTCATGCCGCCCTATATGCAGCATCCAACTTATAGCCCGTTCGGCGAGTTCAAGAGCCTCATCATCGCCGTGTACATAGCCGCCGGGACTGTTACGGTTATAGCTTACAGCCGTAATGCTCATAGTAGTTTCAGTAGGTTCCCTGCGGTATTGCTTGCCGTTTTCGTACCATATACTTGCTCCGCCAAGCGGTATCAGCGGGCTTACAAATTGGTAATACAGCAATGGTGGTACCGGTTCATTAACGTCCTGTTCGTGTAAAATCACAGGCTGCCCGATAAACTCGTGCAGCCTGCCTGAAATGATATTTCGGACTTCTTTAGCCGTCATATCGTTGTTCCTTTCCGTTCGATTATATAGCGTTTTAATGTTCCTATATGGCCATAATCGCGTGTTCCAGTCACAGTGTACGCTATACCGTCCACATCAACCTGTGCGCCAACTTTGAGTAAATATCCATCAGTATACAGCTTGCGTGCATCTGCTGAATATGTGCCCTGCGGTACATAGCGGAGATCCTCATCAGTCAGCGGCAATACAGCGCCGCTGAAGGGGATTGACTCTGTTGCTCCCGGCGTATATTGGCCGCCGTTAGCGTAATCGATCGAACCTTTGTCGCGCCGGAGCTCGTAGCATGTTTTCATTACGAAAGCCGGTAACCTCATGCCTTTATCACCTCATACGTTATTGCATTTGCCAGCCGTCCGGAACGGATTAACGGCTTAGTTTTATTTGGCGCAGACGCGAGTGTTAAGCTGCTTTTGGGAAGTATAGCGCTGCTGCGCATATATTGCTTTATAACGCCAACTCCCGCTATGCCGATGCGCTCTGCTGCAACTTCAGCACTTATACCATCAAAGACAATAGCACGTGCGGCGTGTTCGCATGCCGCTATGATTTTATTCTTACCGGTATCATATCCGGCTCGTATGAACGAGCGTTCAGGTATCGTAACCTTTGGCACAAGTAAATATAGGAACTCTAAGTTGTCCCCACCATTGCGGCTGTGTTTATCGCGTACAAGGAAACGGTTCTCGCCATTATCCAGTACCCACGCGTCATCATAGTCCCGTGGGGATTTATTTCTGGCGGACGGGCTTAAGGGTATTGCAAGATTACGCGCCGTACGGGGAGTTATTGTTGCACCAAACTCATGCACATAAGCTATACGCAGCAGTTCACCATCCGCGCTGCCAAGTATGCCAACACGGATTTGCAGCATGGCAAGCTTGTTTAATTCAGCGCGTACATGGTCACGCCATTCGGCAATATTGTCTTTTACGACTACATTTACCACTATATCACCCGCCTATATCTTTCTATCACCGCTGTCCATGATGCAGGTGTTTCCGTGGCCCATTCCCAGTGCACATCCGAGATTGAAAACGCCCTAAGTCCCGCGCTGCCTCCGGATTGTGCCTTGCTGTAGGCTGTGCTTACCATTTCCATACAAAGGCCTTCAATATCAGCCGGGAGCGTGGTAGGTTCAGATTCTGTGGCATCCTTCGGCAGTACATAGCCAGCTGTATATTCGATTAGCACATTTTTACTTGTCATTACAGGATCATATGCCAAACCATATGGATAACCGCGCCACGGCCAGCCATCATCTTTATACAGAACTCCGCCGTCTTCTACGCTATAGGCATCAGACGACAATTCCCGTCCGCCAATTTCTACATGTTTGACATCGAGTATAGGCCATTGGGATAAGAGCAATTCTTGGCTTCCTGTAGGCTTAACGCGCTCCGAATATGACTGCTTTCCAAGTCTGCGCCGCATTTCTGTTTCAATGGATGCAGAGGCCTGATTTATGAGCAGTACGATAGCATCGTACTGCTCATATGGTATATCAGTTAAAAGCATTACCCGTTCGGGTGTAGTCAGTGCATTGCTTGCAAGCTCTATCATTGCTCACAATTATCACCCAGTACCAGCGCATATGCAGCCGTAGCAGTGGGGGTTGTGCCGCCCGTAAATTTAGGGGTAGCCGTTACTTTTATGTACCTCTTACATGCCAGCAAGTCTATATTCCATACAGCTTGCTTACCTGCGGTAACAGCCTGCTCGGCTTTGCATCCAACAAACAGCCGTTCATCATCAACGGCGGAATATGTACCGGATTCCGTGTCGCAATGGGTAACGGCAATACTTATGCTGCTTGATGTAGGCGATCCGCTTATTGCGCTGACATCTGCAGCAAATACCGCAGACAGGCAACCATCTCTATCAACCGCAGTGCCGCTTGCGCTCTGCTTTATTTTGATGCTTTCATACAGATTCCTTCTCATTGGTTTGTCCTCCTATAAATCAGGTGCTTGATTTAGTGTATATATCCTTCGCTACTACGAAAGATTCTTCATGGCGTACGCCAAAATCGTGCGTGGAAATTATCCGGAGAATTGAGCAGTCATCATCAACTGCAGATATAGCCCCGTCCTCATCCTCAACTGTGCCTTGGTCAAACAATCTTGTTTCCATTCCCAGCTGGTCGCCTATAATGAAATCTGACCAACGGCCAAGAATCATACTTGTTTTGCCATCGGCATCCTCACCTGTCTTGATTGCATCGGATACAAAGTATGGATACTTTCCAAGCTTGCCCTCATCCATAGAGGCCCTATAAACATAGTTGCCGCTGCTGTTTACAGTATTGTACAATGCTTCCCAGAGATAACCGTTCAGCACAAAGCCAAGGCTGCCATTATCCCGTACGTTTTTCTGCAGCAGACGTGCCAGCATACTGCCGGTTATATCATTACCGGGCATAGCATTTACGTCCCACTTCTGCACTCCTTCTATGCTAAGTATCCCCTTCGGTTCATATTCTGTACCCTTGCCGTTAAGAAGTGCGGCATTCTGACGTTCCGCCATGGCAGCAAGCGCATCGTCCAGTATCATCTGATCAGCGCCGTATGCGTTGCTTCTAAGCAGGTCATTCGTAATCACGACTTTCGTTATAAGCTTTTTGGCACTGAGCTTCACGGTACCCACGGTTGCGCCACTTGCCTTGCCTTTGCGCTTTTCGCCGATGTAATGTGCTTTAGCGCCACCGCGCAGCTTGGGTATGGTCATGTTGCCATTAGGCATAGATACGCGCCTTGCATGGAGCGCGCCTATTATAGTCAATGGGCGCAGCAGTTCAATTACCTCCTGTGCATATACTTCAGGCACAAGGTATCCTCCATCGGACGGTGCAGTTATGCTCATGGCCTTCATTTCGTGATGGAGCGCTGTATCGTCCGAGTACATTTTCTGCGCAACATACAGGGCCTTATCAGGGTCGCCGCCCGACTGCGCAACGCTCTTCATAGCGCGCACCCAGCCTATGCCCTTAGCCAGTTTAGACTTTTCTTCTCCGCCCGCGCTATTACCTGTCAGCATATATATACCTGCATATTTGCGCTCGACAGTCTGGTCATCGTGCTGTGCAGCTTTTTCTTCGTGATTTGCAGTATTACCGGCTTCTGATTTCTCTCCGGTCATAGCTGCAGTTACAGCCGCTTTCACTTCATCCGCAATAATTGTAGTAAGTTCCTCTCTCGTGATTGCCATTCTCGTTTTACCTCCATCAATCGTTTATTTCTATAAGTTCAGCCCCATCATTCGGGGTATCAACTCCGAGTTCTTGCAGACGGGCAATAAGTTCACGGCCTTCAGCGAGCAGTTCACTCATGCTCTTTCCGGTCGCAATGCCGCCTTTATATCCGCTTATTTTTGCCGCACTATTTGCAGCCCATGTCACTACACTTATCTCCAACAGTTCGATTTCTTCCAAGTGCCGTGCATCAGCTTTGACAGTGTGACGTTTTACTATATAGCCAATGGACAATTCTTTGAGCACACGATCCCGCACCAGTATGCGCACATCTTTGCCCATGCTGGTAGGACTTATATAGCCCTTTATATATAGTCCGACATCATCTTCGCGCAGTTCCAAAGTTTTGCCCACGGGGAGTAACCGGTCGTTGTGCAGTGCAAGTATCGTAGCGCCGTCTTTCGCCATGCCTTCCGATATGGTCTTGGCAAATGCGCCGCGATCTACTATATCGCCATCACTATCAAGCACACCGAACACGGATGCATAGCCTTCAAATATGCCCTGTTCCTCATCGACTCCGCTAAGTTCAAATTGCAGCGACTTACGCTTCAGTTCAGTCAATTTCATTCCACCCTTCTTTGTTTTTTAGTAATTAAAAAGCACCCTGTTTCAGGATGCTTAATTAGCAGACATCTTTATTAGTGTTCTTGCTCCTTTTTCTGCCGCTTGTATTCTTCAACTGCTTCTTCCCAGTCAGGGTATTTAAGTCGCAACGCATTTACTGCTGCTGAAAAAGCATGTATGATTTCACGTTCTTCAGCTGACCAAGGTTCATCATCCAATCCTTTTGGAACGTAGCCAGAATATTTTTCATAAAGAGCGTCTAACTTCATCTCGGTTTCAGCCTGCAGCTGTTGTGCTTCACTTACATAGCTCACTTTCGTTTCCTCCTAACATAATAGAATCCATAGTCTTCAGACATACGTTGGCACGCGTAATGACATCCGTCCGTATCCATATTGAGCCTTTGGTTCCACGCTTCGTTAAGTGCTTCGCGCATATACTTGTTCTTAAACTCGTATCGCATTATATCAACATCCTTAACAACGGTATCAGGGAGCGTCCGAATCTCATACTCATACTCATTGTCGACGCCTCTTAGCACAGCAAATCTATGCTCCAGCGCATTACTGATATCATCCGCGCTAAAACCATATTTTGTCACGCTGGCCGGATGGTTATGTGTCATAACCGCTCCATAAAGTTCTTCTTCAGGCAACGCACTTATATCGACGCTACTGCGCTGCCCCCGTATGCGATAACTCTTTCCGCTACGTGTCATAACAATAGCGGTTTCAAAATCATTCTCCACGATTTCGCGTTCATACATTGCCAATACCCCAGCAGACTCATCCGGTAACGGCTGTTTAATATCTGGCAGCCTCTCAACCTCTGGTAGCCGCTCATTAATGTAATCATCGCCACCCGAGCGCAGTATATCATGCTCTGAGTATTCTTGTATAGGATGGGGTTGTATTTCCTCACCCGCTATAAGATCGCATCGACAACCAATTATATCAGCCGGCCGCCCATTAGGGTCGCCGGGATATAACAATCCATTCGCAAAACGCTCATTTATACCTATGGTAACCCCGTTTAGCTGCCTATGGCTTTCGCGTACGTCATTATCACCAGCGGTCAACCACGTCTTTGTTGTAAACCCTGCATCGCGTATTGCGTTGAAGTTACCTGACATCAGGCTTGTATGGACTTCGTTCGCGGCAATAACGCTCGCACGTCCCTGTGATGCGCCCGGCATAACCGTGCGAACCCTGTCTATTAACTGCTGCCGCCCATCACCGGCAACTATGCCTTCAGCAATAGTTTTGGAGAGCATTTCTCTTGTGGTATCGGTTATGCCTTTTATCCGTTGAGCACCGCTTATCAGTAACTGATGTGTAAGGGAGGGTTGCCTTACGCTGATGTTGTATATGTTTGACGCAAGCTCAGCACCGGATTCATATGCCGTTTGCCACACCGATCTAACGTTTGATAGCAGTTCGCGCTCGCTATGTTGCCAGTCCACGGTTTGCATCAGTATACTTTCTACTCTGTCCGCAACACTGCGCATATCTCCGGACACATCAACCGTAAGGAGTTTAGTCCAACCATCATCTTCCGCTTTGGATTCGGCGCCCAGATGTTTTGTAATATCATAAAGCTGCTTCTTCAGTGCACGGTATATGACCAGTCTGGCGTTTCGCTCCTGCTCTCTGCGTGCTTTATCCATCGCATAGCGTACGCGGTTACGATTTGGCGGCACATGTCTTGCCTTTTCCCCGGCAGGCGTTATGCTTTCGCCTACCGGGTTAGTAGGGTTTATGTTTACACCATTTTCACGCATGTCAGCCGACAAAAATTCGCCCTTCTGCACAACCATGCACCCAACAGGCAGCAAAAACACGTCCCCGCCTTCTACGGAGTCTAAGCCCATTTTAGCGCGCCATTCGTTTACCATTATTGCACCGCGGCTTAATCCTTCGTTGGCAACTTGCAGCTGGTACTCCTCGTCCTGCGGTATGATATCGTCATACTCCCATTCAAGGCCGCGTTCAAACTGCGGTAGAAGCTGCACGTTTATTGCGTTTTGTCTAAGCATAAGCTGTGGCGTAAGTACATTTTCAGCATATATGGACTTAGCGGCTGCAGCAGTAGCGCGGTTGCTGTTTTCAACGATACCCAGCATCTCAGGCGGAACTCCCCAATGGCTATTAACTGTGTCGCGCAGGTCTTTACGTGATGCGATAAAGTCCATCTCGCGCGGACTATCAGACATCCTGAACATATTTACTTCCCGCGGTATTATACCGGGCCTGTGGGCATTCCATGGGCCTCTGTGCCTTGCTTCAAGAGATACTATGAATCGCTTTATCTGTTCCTCGGTTACGCCAGGGGCCGCAATCAGATAGTCGGGACGCGCATCGTTAAAGAATAGCATCTTCGAATACTTTGTTGCATACTCATAGGCTTCGACTTCATCTGCAACGGCTTCTGCTTGGCCTACACCGCTCGTATAAGGGTTTAGCGGGTTTAAGTCTTTAAGTACAAAAGCGTCTGTCAGCGGCACATTTGCAGGTTTACCGTCTGGGTTTTTTATAGTGTAATACGGATGGCCCCGATGAGGAATGTCCGTTATCCAATGTGGCGGTACAGGCCATAATTCCGCTGGCATCCCGCGGTGGTCACGCTCGATAACGCACAGAGCCATACCTTTAAGCTGATACCATATTTCTAAAAGTCGCCATATATTAGCAGCTGTCAGCTCCGGCAGTGGGTTAGGGCAATCCCAGAAATCTAAAAAAGGGTGCTGTTGCACCTCTTTTCGCTTTTCGCCCGCACCGCGGTATAGCTTTCCTTGTATGCTCGATAGGTCAGTGGCTATTTTTCGCACTGGCGCAAGGCGGGGGTTATTCAAATATGATTGCAGCCATTCTTCGGTATTTCTGTCCGGCGGTTTGCTACGCCCTGACTGCATAAAATCCATCATACCGGAGTCGGCTTTACCCGTGATGAGTGCCTTTACTGCCTCCCAACGTATTCCCATTCAGTTCCTCCTTTAGTGCATTTATGCGCTCACGCGCTTTTATGCAATATTCTGCTTCAAGTTCTATGGCGATGTAATTTCGCCCTGTTCGCGCGCAGGCCTCTATCGTAGAACCACTTCCGGCAAACGGGTCGCAAACAATCGCGTCTCGGCGCGTTGTAAACTCTATTAGCGCGCATAGCAGTTCCACAGGCTTTTGCGTGGGGTGTATCATATGCGCGCTCGGCACTTTTCGATAACTTACCACATCTGTAGGGCGGCGACCGGGGAAACGATAACCGCCCTTATCTGCAAACAGCAGCAATTCATGCTGCGGTGCAAATGCCGCTTTTGTGTTTCCCATGCCGTGGTATACCTTATCCCACACAATGCAGGATCTTATTGTGAAGCCCGCATACTGTATTGCGCTGCGCCAAGCTTCGAGCACGTCCCATCGTGTAAAGCACAACAGCGCGCCATCGTTTTTCAATATGCGGTATGCATCATACAGCCACCATATATACGGGGCTTTATCGTTTTTTATTGTTTTATCTGTTTGCGAGCGATACTTAATACCATATGGTGGGTCTGTTAATATCAAGTCTACGCTTTCGCTTTTAATCATTGGCAAAACCCGCAGGCAATCACCCTGCGTAATGTTGTTTATATATGTTGCTGTGTCGTACCTCTTTTCTTGATTTTTAATAAACTATAAATTCGCCTTGCCCGTCACCCTGTAGCATTTCAACAATGCCTGTGGTAGCATCCGGCGCATCGTCATGTGCATTTTTGCCACTACGCTGATATGTGTTCATATCACGATAGTATTCTGGCCAGCGCCTATCCCAATTTTCCGGATAGTACAGATTGCGCATTACATAGCTTGCTCCGGACAGTATGCGCGCCTGTTTATTTTCGCTTTGATGGAACCACTCTATTGCAACAGTCCGGTCCGCATACTGTTCCCATAATATGCGCTCCACAGATCGCGCAAACCCGCGTCCGCCGTTGTTGCTCTCTATCTTAGCTACATCTACATGATTGTCATGCAACTGCGCTGCAACCAATGGCTCTGTTGTTTCCATCGGCTCATCGGTATATACAACGTCAAGCACATATCCCTGTCCTGCAAGCTGCCCGACTACCACGCTGCAAAGTTTGTCGCTGCCAGTATCGGCGGTATCGGTATACGATATGATTCTCTCAAATCCCGGCGTTCCATCTGCCTTTCGAGGCAGTTCACTATATGTTGCAAACGTACTGTACAATTTCCCTTTCACGTCAATAGGCTTCTGCTGATAGTTTGCATCGGCGATAGCATCCGACGTAAGCGTACGTCGCCTAAAGTAATTCTTCTTTGACAACAGTTCTTCGCACAACATATTGCCGGACGCTTCATCGTAGGCTGGACGGCAGAATATATACCATTCGCCTGCATCGTTTTGTAGTAATCTGCCGCAAAGGTCTTTTGTTGACCATCTGGTCATATTTACAATCTGTAATCCGCCTTCTTCAATACGCGATAGGAACGTATCGCAATACCACGCCCATTGTTCATCAAGTATGCGGTCATTAAACGCTTCCTTGTCATTTTTTACAGGGTCGTCTATGATGCCTATACTACAGCCCACGCCGGTTATAGTACCACCGAAGCCTGTGGCAAGATAATTAAAGAACTGCCCTTCGAGTGACCATAGCTGTGCACTTGCATCACCCTGTTTTATATGCGTTGTCGGGAATATATCCGAAAATATAACCAGCTTGGAATCAAGCTTAGTCGCGTCAATATCATCGCGCACATTGCGAGCAAAACGCCCGGCAAGGGTTTCATTGTAGCTGACACTTATAATTCGGTTCGTATTAGATTTACCAAGTAACCATTGACAGTAAAGCGTAAGCGTATATGATTTACCATGCCGTGGCGGCAGGTTCATCATCATTTTCTTATACGGTTCACCGGTGGTTGGGTTAATCAAATTACCCTCATATAAGTCCTGTAAGCAGTTTGCGAGCTCTTTTAAGTACTTCCTATCGTTACGAAAGAACTTCGGATTGCGCAGTTTGCAGTATTCCCAGAAACTATTTCTGGCGCGTAAGAAGCGCTCATCGGTTACCCCATCAGGGGCGAGTAGGTATTCAAGGTCTTGTACCGCCATTGTCTCACCTCCGCATATAGCGTTAAAACGCGTTGTAGTGCCGTTATTTGGCGTTATGGCATATTTGATAGTATAATTGGGCTACAAGCACCGCAAAACGGCGTGTAGCCCAATTTTCAGGAGGACTATGCTTCGCCATTCACCGACGGAGAAACATGTCGGTGATAGCTGAAAACATCAATATGTTCGTTCGATGTTCAACGGGGCGATTACTCAGCCTCCGGCTCTGTCGGACTGCTTGTGATGAGAGCAACACTTACTATCTGAGCATGTCCCATCAAGCTTAGGCGCACTGTTGCGCGCTGCTGCCTTGTGTCTATCTTGGTAATACGGCCCTGAAGACTTTTCAAAGGCCCGTCTATAATCTTTATCCTGCCGCTTGCATCCTTGATACCATGGGATATTCCTACCGTCTGGGTATCGCCGGTTATATCCATTACTGTTTGCATTTCGCTCTCCGGCACGCACCTTGGTATGTCCCCATCGTCAAGACCGAGCAGTCTGAGAACGCCGTCAATGCGTTTGAAGTCATAGTACCTTTGAGCATTCAGCCGTTCGGCTTGCGCAAATACATATCCCGGGTAAAGCAGCCGGCTGCGTTCTTCCCTCTTACCATCTCTGCGTTCAGTTAATATTACTGAGGGAACAAGTGCGGCTGCCCCCGGCAGATTTCGCACGGCTTCCGCTACGCACATTTCCTGCCCGGTACGCACATGCAGCACATACCAGTTATCCGTCCTCATCGCGTTTCGCCTCCTCTTCGGCAGCGGCACGGACGAGGTCGGCAATACGTGACAGCAATTCCGGATCATCATGTATTTGACGTCGCATACGCGCCATAATGTTTATTTCAACGTCCTTGCATGCACGTGCTCGCGTTGATTTCATGCGCTCTTTATATATTGCCGAACGTTGTATTTGCACGAGCAGCCGTCCGGCCTTCTCAAGTGGCATGTTCTCAAAGTCATCTTCTGCTGTTGCTATCCGCCTTGTAAGGCCATCTATCAAGAGCGATGACGCGAGCTCGGATGCTTCAACATCATTGTTGTCCTTAACTTCGTTGATGAGTGCTACCATCTGCTCACGTGAT